CATAAATCAAGTAAGGCACACAAGCCGATAACCACTAACAAAATCTAGATATGGCATACACTTATTCTAAGCCCAAAGATAAAAAGGCATCAAAAAAAGGAGCTAAAAAACGCGCTCGCAAACTTCTAAAAATGAAGTCTGGTTACTGATGGCTAGAAGAGACCCCCAGAAATCTTTAGCGCGTTGGACAAAACAAAAGTGGCGCACTTCTGATGGCAAGCCCAGCAAAGGGAAGAAGAGGTATCTCCCCGATAAGGCATGGGCGGCTCTTTCGGCTGCTGAAAAAGCGGCCACTAATCGCGCTAAAGCGAAAGGCAACAAGGCGGGTAAGCAATTCGTTAGGCAACCTAAATCAATTGCTGCCAAGACCCGTCGCTATAGAGTTTGAGTCAATTCCATCAGCTACAGAACCGTTTTGTCTTGTTCAAGCCGAACAAAGATGATGTTGCGGAAGCCTTCCGAAGGTCTCAATCTTTAGGGGTGCCCCCCAGCTCCTATACTAAAGGCATAGGGCGGATGACTGGGTTTTTAGGGGAGGTAGCTTTTGGTAAATATGTCGAGTCTTCGGTGCATGTTGGGGAGCAATGTTTCACCCATGATTACCTCTACAATAACAAGAAAGTTGATGTTAAATCTAAAACATGCACCACAAAGCCCCGACTTCACTATTTAGCGAGTGTTAATTCTTACGCTAACAAAAAACCCCAAGCTGACCTGTATTTTTTTACTAGGGTTCACAAAGACTTATCTAAAGTCTGGTTACTAGGCTGGGCCAGTGCCCACCATATTACTAAGAAGAGACACTTTAAAAGTAAGGGGGAAACCGATGAGCATGGCTTCACTTATCTTTGCAACGGGTATCATTTACAGATCAGATCTCTGCGCCGACCGGACTCCTTTGAGTCATCGCGTCGATATCGAAAGAAGGGTCGAGATTGATTTCCCATAATTTGCCCCCTCCCTTACCTCTTGAATTCACGGGCCTGAGGTGGGGGTTGTTCTTGCCTGCTTCTTCCAAAGTGGCCATTCCTCGCCGAACAAATTCCAGATTGTTAGACATCCCAACATTTCGGCCGTTATTAAAATCATGGACGGCTACTTGGAACTCTGTGAGAGTCCCTTTCCAATGAGTCATCGTATCGTTGAGTTCTCTGCACCTTTTGACAAAGAACTCGACGAGTTCGGCAATAGTGCTTCGGCTACTATTGTCATACGCAGCATCGGCTATAGTAGTGTCGATAAAGGACCTCACCCCGAATCGACCAACGTCTTCGACCTCTTTGGGGATAGCCCAGTCCAAAAGGAATCGAGCAAAGTATGGCAACTCGTCTTCGATGGTTTTCTCAAGAACAGAGTTTCTTGGGAAATCACTAGTGGCCTCATTGCTAATCCTAAGGGCCATTAGTTTATCCCTGTTGCTGCTGTCCAGAGACGGAATAACAGACAAGCTGTTGATATCCATGTTAAGTGACATAACCACCCTGCCTGTCCACGGTATTGACATCGAGTCCGCATATTTAGCCTGATACTCAACTCGGGGGTTGGCCACCGCTCTTTTGATCAGCTCGGTGGCCTTTCTCTGGTCTTTAAACGAGGCCGCTGATGTAGTGTCGTCGATAACCCACGCTGCCACACGCCCCAAGTCTTTGTTGAATCTGGTCTGCCCCGACAGGTAGTCGGAAGCGTCGGCGTAACCGCCCACGAGGCCGCTAATCACCCGGTTCGACAAGAGGGACTTACCTTTGTTGGTAGGGCCTACCAGAAGCAGGGCCTGTCCTTGAACAAACTCACGGTTCAAAACTGACTCGTAGAATCTTTTAAGCCAAGAGTAGAAATAGTGTAGGGCGGGTTGCTCCCCATCTACGAAAAGTTGATTCAGCCAACAATGCAGGAAAGGCCATTTGGAAAGACACCCGTCGGTATCGGGGTCCACCGGTTTAATGTTTGAGCAATTGAGGATACGGTGGCCGTTGTAAGACACCACCCTGTCGGAAGAGAAGACAACAGGGGCTATCTCGTCGATGCGGTTCTGGTTACTGACCGTGAGTAGGGCCCCCTCGACTTCGGACAGAGGTTGGTTCTTCCTCGGGCGGGGGGAGAATCCCGCTTGTTTCAGCTCAAGAATCAACTGGTCTTTGGGTATAGAGACGGCGCTCTCGAAAAGAACTTTGAAGAAACTTCGTCCGTTGAACCAATACTCATCGAGGAGCCCCGCTAGTTTACGTTCTTCATAGTCCTTAACAAAACTCGCGCCAAATATGTCTTTCCACGACATGAATCCTTTTCCCGCCCTGTCGCTGTAGCATACGATACCGTCCTCGACGACCTGACACCCATCACGGTTTATGCCGTCGTCGATCCAGAAAAGAGGACCACGGGAACCTATCTCAAAATCCCCCACCCATCTGTTGGGGAATCTTTCCTCTACTTCTTCTGCGACGACATTTATGGGGATGGATGTGTCGTTGGATTGTGGGGGTCTGTCCGATACAGTCTTTGCAAGCGCTGCTTGGACGATGTTGGAGGACAGGAGTCCATCTACCCTTACCCAGTCTTCCCCTAACTCAAAATATTGATTCGCCCTCAATGACGAGCTATCAAACCCCGCGAACAGTTTATCTAGCTGTAGGGTTTTAAGCATGTTTGCCATGAATGTATCAAACATGTCGGGGTCCACGGGTATAGGCTTGTCGAATTCCCATACTAATCGGAGGTATCCCGACTGTGTCTTCGATCTCCATGTAGGCTTTTTATCTTTAGCGCATTTAGATTTGAGATCCCCGTCGATAGAAACCCAGTTGACTGAGGCATCGTAATCGGCCACTACCCCATAGATCTTGTGTACGGGGTTGTCGTTGCTGATCCGTTTAGAGGGGGCCCGCCCTTCCAATGTAGAATAGAAGACATGGTCTGTGGAAGAGTCCGCGCACCATTCTCGATAGTCTGCCTTAGTTTTGAACTTTGGTTTTGTCTTCTTAAGTTTACTGAGGTCAATTGTTTTATGAGCCGTATGGTCGCGGAGATTTTTGATATATCGGTATTTCATTTTTGGTAGTGTGTGAGAATTTGTCCTTCCGCCGCTAGAGGGATGTCAGGTATCCATGTCGGCGGCGTAGACATGATGCTGATAGTTTTTTCGAGGGTTTCCTCGGCTCTGTCACATGGGCATTCAATGATGACTTCATCATGCACATGGAAAATTATTCGTATGCCTTCGTCTTCCAACCTTAGGAGCATATCGGAAAATATGTCTCTGGCCAGACCTTGCGACAAGTTTTCTGCCACGACCCCGCCCCACAACTTCATGGGGAGGCGTTTTCCGTTACGGTTGACCTTCGCTTCGTGCCCTACCCGGTCTTTTTGTTTTACCATTCTGGTAGGTCCATATTTTATCTTCCTGCCTGAAGGTAGTGGGACTTCATAAGGTACGTGTGTGTTGTAGCACGACCGGATATTTTTGTTTATGGTCCTCCAAAATCTAGGGATAGCAGGCAATCTGTCTCGGTAGAGGTTAACAGCGGCTTCAGCTTCCTCTTCTGGCATGTTGTACATCTCAGAAAACTTTTTAGCCCCTGCCCCATACCCGCAACCCAAAACAATAGCCTTAACTTTGTGGCGCAACTTTGGGTCTCTTTCTTTTAGTGGGCCTTTCTCCGGTTCCCATAGCCCCATCCTCACCGCGAACGCCTCGTAGATATCCTCTGTTTTAGATATCTCAGCTAGTGTAACCTGATCCTCTGCGAGCCAACACAAAGTCCGCACCTCGATCTGTGAAAGGTCCACAACAACCAACTTTTTACCTTCTGGCGCACAGATCATATGGCGCAGATTAACCCCGAACATTTCGTCACGGGGTAGGTTCTGTAAGTTAAGGTTACCACCACTACCGGAGAACCGTCCAGTGTGCCCGCCCCAGTACATCAGCCCGCCGTAGTAACGGCCATCTGGAAGAGTCGCGTAGTCGAAGGCCTCTAGCTTCTTTTTAATTGCGTTTATCCGCCTCCAGCTAGTTACAGCCTCAATCCATTTATATTTGTACCCGTTCTGTCTGAGCCATTCTTGGGCATCGACATCGGATTGTGCGAGGGACTTTGGAGGCTCTATACCAAGGTTCAGGCACTCTTCGTCGAAGGCGGCTCTACTTAGGAGGGGTTTTTCCCCCGCCCAAGGTATGTTGCTCTCTGCATCGAAAAGCCTTTGGTTGATGGTCTCTAGCTGTTTGGCTAGAAGATCTGTATCCATGGGCAGCCCCCTTTGAATGATTCTGCGGTTAGTCAGGCTAATGAGCTTCTCAGTATCGGGCCACTGGTCATTATACTTCTGCCAAAGTTTGAGGCACAGCTCAGAGTCCTTCAGGGCATACTCACTTACTTCCTTCTGGAACTCCTCTGTCATGTTCTCCCATCGCTTCGCCGCCATGTTGTCGCGGGTAGTTTTGGAGATCTCCAGATCAAAGGCTTCCGCCGTCGCGTTCTTCAGGGCGCGGGGGAGCCCACAAGCAGCAGCCATGTCAGCGGTGCAGTGCCACTCTGCAAAGTCAACTTTCGGCCACCAGTCTTTCTCTACTCCAAAGAAATAGAGTGTTTCGTCGAAGGACGCATTGTGGGAGAGAACGCGGTTCCCTTCAAGTAAACCCCAGTCAAAATCTTTGGGGTGGCCAACAAACTCGTGGCCGTTGTCGCCCACGACAGACACCATATAAGCGTCAAAGTCGGGGTGAGAAAAATAGCCCAGCGGGCCTAGCCGCTTGATTGAGCAGCTCTTGTCATAATAGGACTCAAAGTCCAAGGCATAGGTTTCCATCTAATCATAAAGAAAAAGCCCACCCCGATGGAAAATGGGTCGGGGTGGGCTATTAAGGGTGTTAGGAGTCTAACGGTAACTCCATTTGAAGCTCTTCCGACTTCTCCAAGATAGCTTGTCTGATGACACGCAGTTTATGGAGCGTCAGTTCTGCTTCGTTTCGTTTCTCTTCCAGCTCCGAAATCATTGTTTCCAATGATGCGGCTTCTTCGAAAAGAACTTTGTTCTCTTCAGGAAGAGTTACTACAGGTAGGTCTGAGACATCAGGCATTACGCGAAGGACTCTACGAATGCTTTAACGGCTTCAGACGGCTCGTCTTGGGTGATCCCCAGAGACGGCGCGAACCAACTGTATTTACCACGGCTTATCAAGGAGCTTTTGAACTCCCAGACTCGGTGCTGCAAAGAAGCCTTCGGGTTGAAGGCCGCGAACGTAGCCAGACGCTTGAACGTCTGGCGGTAAGCGTCCTTCGCTACGTTGATGCGACCGATTGCGTAGTTCTCTTCGCCGATAGCGAAGGGGTACGCGGCCTCATCGTCGTTACCTTCCGGCTGACGGAACAGCAGGGTGATTTCAGCGAATTCGAGCATATCGTATTCGCTGTTCTGGTCGATTTGGTTGGCTTCCTCTTGCGTGTAAGCAATTCGAGGAATCTCATCCGAATCGTAGTCAATGTTCTCCCGCCACCCCTTAATGACGGAAAGAACAGTAACAGGGACCGATTGGTCCGCTTCAGCAAGGTTGTGCTGTTTGTCGAGCACCACGGCCCCCAAGGGGGCCTCGATGTCCGATGTCTTTTGCACCACGTTGATACGAGGTACGTCGATATCGCTGGAAGCGATGGCGATGCCACTAGCGTTGCTGGCGGCTAGTTCCGAAGTTGGAACTTCTGCGATGGCAGTATCTTGTTTCTTACTCACTGTTTCTTGTTTCTTGTTTCTTGTTATTGACTGACAATCGAGAACCGTTCGTCAGACGTGCGGATAATGCCCGCGCTTTCACAGGCGTCAATAAAATTGTGCTCTCTTTCTTTCTTTTCTCCTTTTGGGGCAGAAGACCCCACAGCTTTCGCTACCTTCGCCAATGGGAAGCTAGCATACTCAAGTAGGGATTTTTGGGTCATTCCGAATTCTTCCGCAATCTGCGTAAGCGTAGTATTATCTGTTATCTTTCTGGACTTACCCATCGACCTAAGTTTCAGGCCGTCCAGTTCTACTCCATCCATGGCTGCTTCCTTTGCGCGTTCTTTAATACGAGCAGCCCAGTTCTCCACGATCTTGGCAATGTTGAAAAGTTCTGACAGCCGCGCAGGGTCATCGATGTTCTCCAAATCCACATCAGGGATCGTGGAGTCGAGCTTCTTCGCTACGTCGAGGACCAGCCCTCCCAAAGCAGGGCAAGCGTCTTCGTGTTTGCAGAACCGACAGTACTGAGTCGGGGTGCAGTCCTTGAGGTCTATCTCTCCTTTGGCCCACTTGGGCCGAACTTCTTCGCCCCTCTTGATAACATCACTCAACTCCTGAATAAGACCAGCTAAGTCATCCCGGCTGAATGTGTGGTGCAAAGAGTCGTTATGTTGTGGCACATAAAACACAAAGACGATCTTCTCGATATCCTTGTATTTCTGGAAGGCCCCGACTGCATAAGCCTTGGCTTGCCAATTCTTGTTAGGCGGGTCGATAATGCTGATGCCTGTTTTGTAATCAGCCATCACAGCCTCGTTACCGGACTCAAGGATTAGAAATCTGTCACAGGTACCCCATGTCTTTGTGCCGTCCAGCTCAACATCAACTTGAATCTCGTTGTGCTCTTCCTTAACAGTCGAGAAGTTGCCCATGAAGTCTGCCTCCATCTCCACGATCTGATCGTAGATCTCCGTCTCTTTTTCGTTATGCAATGCAGATGGGTCGCGAACTTCTAATGCTTCGTGAATGCGGGTGCCCATTTCAGCGGCGGCTGAAGTCCCGCTCTTCCCTTCGTATGCTGCACATGCGGCAACATACTTGAGGGAAGAGGGGGAGAACTCAGCGTGTCCTCTGGAACTATGGTCTGGTTTAGTCTGCATTGTGTATTTCTTTTAATCGTTCCTCAAATGCCACGATGTCTTCTAGTGGCGGGGTGCCCCGCATTGCTTCTTCGACACCTCGCTTCATGCCCATCTCGATGGCATTCATGGTATCAGGTCCAGTGCATAGGGCTTTGTCTATGCCGTTTATTATTGCCTGACGAATAAGATGCGGCATATAGCAGTTTTCGTTGACGTTTTCGGGATCAAACAGGTCGTGGATAGATCCCCTTATCGCGTCGTTTATCGCGTTATACACGACTTGCTGCATTTCTTTGGTGTTTAGGTCAATGTTCATTTCGTTGGTTGTTGTTTAGGAGTGGAGAATGTTAAGGTTTGTCAGCCGTTTTCCAACTGCTTTCATCACGGCCTCTTCGACACTTTTGTTTGCTACGAGGATCTTCTGGATGGCGTCACTTTTGGCCCCATTGCGGTGTATGCGTCCCAGAGTTTGGAGGTGGTTCTTAGCTGAGAACGATGGGCATATTAGCGACACCCTCTGCCTGTTACCGTTTGTGTCGTGTAGAGAAATGCCAGTTCCTCCCGCCGCGATGTTTACAACCAAGACATGCTTTTCATCGTTTTGGAATCGGTCTATGGCGTTCTGCCTATCCTCCGCTGACTGGCCTCCTTCGATTCTACCGCACCCCAGATTCTGGCAAAGTGTTTGGACTGTTTCAGAGAAATTGACAAAGATAACCACACTCTTGCCTTCCAAGACAAGAGCTTCGGCCATATCGACGATATCAGGTATTTTGAAGGACTCAGCCAGTTGGCGCGCGCGGAGTATGTTCACCAATACATGTTCACTATCTTCAACCGTCCCGTTCTCAATATACTGTTGGACAATCTCAGGGGTGATCCCTGCTTTCGCGTAAGCGGATCGGATCTTGGAGGAGTTGCTGAACTCAATGGTCTCGATGATCACGCGGTTATTTTTGAACGAGTCGGGGAAATCGTCCACAGTGAGTTTAGCCACGTTTTTTCCATACATTTGATTACGTAAGATAGGGAGGACAGACCTTTTAATAAGCTCCCATTTCCCCCATTCGTTTTGGCGGCAGCCGTTTCGCATCATCCACGAGTACCAACTTTGTAGGCCTTTTTCTGTTTTGTTCAGCGAGTGGAGCCCCAGCATATATCCTAAGCCCCTCATCTCAGTGGGGTCTTCTGCTGCGGTAGCTGACATGCCGTGTACTGAATAACCTTGCTGAATAAGGGAGATAACGAGCTGGGCATTCTGGGTGTAGGGCCCTTTGCATTTGTGGATCTCGTCGATTAAAACAAGAGTGTTATCTGGCAAGGACCACCTCATTATCTTCTTCCCCGCTTTTTTCATGTACGGTGTTTTTCCCGTCCGTATCTTCTCGAAATTCAGAACAAAGACTGGGTCCACGCCCGTCTCGTTCATCTCGCGTTCCCAAGAAGGTACAACAGCTTTGGGGCATATGACGGCCACGGGGCGGTCGAGGGTTTTAGCCATCTGGCAAGCAACCACGGTTTTGCCAACCCCAGTGTGGGATGTGTCGCATGTGTTGTCTCCTTGCTGTTGCTGGGCGACGAAGAAATCGTGCAGGTCTTTTTGTTTTGGGAAAAGTGTTTTCATTAGTGCAGGCGGCTATTAAACATGGCGTGGATTAGAATAAGCCCTAGTTTGGAGGGAGAGAATCTAGGGGCACGGCCGAACCCTTTGTATATCTTGCGGTGTTTTTCTGGCGTCAGGATGACGACCTCGTCTTCTTGGGCCCTCCCTATTCGGAACCCCGACTCAAAAGCTGCATCGATAGCTTTAGACCACAGTGGGGCTTTGTTGGGTAGCGTAATATCGTGAAGCTCAAAAAACTGAGCCACTGTCTTTGGTGTGTGATGTTTTGGCACTGCCTATGCCCTTAGCACACCTTGGGGCTCTCCCCCATAAAAAAATCAACTTTTTTCTAGCGCTGACGGGGTGGGTCGCGGCAAACCGGTGGCCCAGCAAGAGTTTAGAAGCCCACCTATATGGTTCGCTACCACCCCGTCAGCACTAAGTATCACACACGGCACTGACAAGTGCGGGGGCACTATGTGGCGAAGACTATTTCCCGTCAACTCTTTTCTTCCCCCTTATGTAGTGGGCGATTAAAAAAGCGTCGATCATGCCGTCATGCGGGGTGCGGCACCTCTTGTTCTTTAGCCAGTTTTCTGAGGGTTCGAGTTCCTTGGCTTTATCCAGTGCGGCCTGCTTAGATTTCCCTTTGGGGACATACCCCAGTATGGTTTTCTGCCATTTATGGACGCTGACTCTTACTGTCTCAAAGCCTTTGCACTCGGACATACCCAGTAACTTGCCGAATGAGATAGCCATAGAGCGAACCGCTTGGGAGCTTTTTGCGTGAGCCAGTGGTTCTTCGATAGCGAGGACAAAGGGGGTGTTAAAAGCCACTAACCACTCGTGGACTTTGCGTATGTCAATTTCACGCTTTTTGCTCCGCTGCTGGCAGGGCATCGCGATTTTGTCGATCAGGCTGCCGTCGAACTGGGCTATCGCGCAAAGTCCGCCGTCCAGCCCGTTATCGACACCCACAATCATTTCTGTGTTTGCAGTGGTAGGCTTGCTGGTTTTTCTGTCGCCAACCATCCGCACTGGTCAATGCTTGCTCTCATTCGGCCCATGTGCTTGGTCAGAAGGACCAATGTGTTCTGATCATCGGTCAGTTCTTTGTCTAGCAGATTGGCTCTGTCCAAGAGCCAGTTTGCAAGTTCCCGACATTCGGCTGCACATTTTTTTCTACGGGCCTCCCTGACAATTTCTAAGTTCATCGTTACTATTTTTTGATTTCCGTTTCTTCTCTTAACAAGGCTTTGCAGAGGATTGCGTAATTTACAATGTCATCACATGCATCCTCCACTGACTCATTGTGGACTCGCAAGGAGCCATCGGCCACGAACGAGCGAATCCTCATCAACTTATCCTGCACCCGAAGCAGGAGTCCGGTCGCAGGGTGCAGACCCAAGGATCGGGATGCCTTGAAGTTCTCCAACGCATCGGTTGCTTCAGACCCACCAGTGTAGTCGCTATTCTTTCTCCGCATGATGTCTCGTGCGGTTTCGCAGGTTTCCTCGTGGAGTTTAAGTAGCTGATCGGTATTCATTCTGGCAAGGCCTTAAAAGACACAAAAACGCCATCTCCTTCTGAAGGGACTTCTAGGTCAACTCCTTTTTCCAGAAGACGGAGAAAACAAATTTCTTTCCAACAGTCGGGTACTACTCGGTAGTAAGAACCCTGAGCCACAGTGACTCTGTAGACGAACCTATTTTCATGTAGGTTTTTCCGGCGCAATACAGAGGGGTTCTTTACCACATGACGCTGCTGAAACATCGCATCAAGTTTTTAAAAACGCGGGTGCTGTGTCACCTTTAGCGTTTTGCGCTACATAGTCAATTAAATTGTAGGCAGACTTTTTCGATATATGCCACTTTTTAGCTAGGATATGGGATGCTAATTCGTGGCTATAACAAGCTATAGGGGGGCCGTTAGGGTGACGTATTACGCCCATATACGCTTCAGATATGGCTGGCAGGATAGATATTACATATTCGCCCTCTGTATCTTCGGCTCCATTGAATTCTAAAGAGAACCTATCCCCCCAGTTCATCTTTACTGGTGTCCTCCACGTCAATAATCGGTTTATCGGATACCCGCTTTTTGCCGTCTTGGTCGGTAGAATTGTTAAGGATTGAAATGTCGATCTGCATTCGGCCGCCGCCTCCTCCTGTCTTTGCGTTCAAGCCAAGGTTACGTCGGATCAGCTGATCCAGTTCAGACATCTCGCGTATGGTCCTTGGCCCGCGCACCATGCTCATGCTGTCGCGAAGGAGCTTAATCCCTGCGGCAGCAACGTAGTGCTGGTATTTGTCGGCGGGTGAGTTTTGGGATTCCGCTATCTCTGCAAGAACCTGATCTTCTTTTTCAGAGGCAGCGAGTCTGGCTTCCGTCGCGGCCTGTTGGGTCATGTCTGAGAGTTTTACTTCCAGTTTCTCCTTTAGTTGGTCCTTGTCGGGGTTTACATTAGGTAAGTTGAAACCTGCTTTTTTTGGGGGGAGGCCTAACTTGCGGAACCAGCGCCGCACTGTGTTCTGGTGAACCCCAAGATGCCGCCCAATAGCTGCATTTGTCATGCCCTGCGCGTTCATCTCTAGGGCCTTTTGAACTATCTCGGTGTTGCCTTCGTTCTTGTCCGCCATTGTAAAATTTGTAGATTTATATCTAGTTCTATCATGCCTTCCGATCCAACCAAACGCAAGCGTGTTATAGAGCCACGCATTGACCCCAAGACAAAAAAGATGGATGTGGGAGGGCTACTAATCCCACCCACCAGTGTTCTAACGGCTCTGCTATATGGGTTTGCCCACCACCCCCGCGCCTTAGCCCGTGAATATTATTTTTGGAGGATATGTGATGAACTCTGGAACCATGATGATCTGCCTGAACCTTTGATGGTTCGCCACCCATGGGCAGAGCAAATGATTCGTTCGGCCATACACAACAAATACCTGTCAGTAGGGGGGTCAGCATCATCGGGTAAATCACATACAATGGCAGCGTGGGGGATTGTCAACTGGTTATCCCAGCCTCGCGACACTCTGGTATTGATGACTTCTACCACTTTGCGGGAAGCGCGCAAACGAATATGGGGCTCAGTGATCTCACTCTTGTCAGTGATTGAGGGGGCACCAATCAAGATTCGGGATTCAATTGGAAACGCGGCTTATGTCGATGAACGCGAAAACCTTATTGAGCGAGCGGGTCTGTCACTGATTGCGGCGGAAAAGTCTAAGACAAGGGAAGCCGTAGGTAAGTTTATTGGTATTAAACAGAAGAGGGTGATTCTGATTGGCGATGAGTTGTCTGAGCTGTCAGAGGCCATTTTGAATGCGGGTCTGACTAACTTGTCGAAAAACCCGTTTTTCCAGATGATCGGGATGTCCAACCCGAACTCGCGGTTTGATGCTTTCGGCGTGTGGTCAGAGCCCAAGGACGGCTGGGAGTCAGTCGATATTCAGACAGCAGACGAGTGGGACACCAAGTGGGGTGGGAAATACATCCGACTCGATGGAG